CATACTAAAGAACAAGCATTTAAAGATGTATTGAATAATAAAAATACTAAATTTTATAAAATAGATGATGAATATTTTATGGGTCGGTATTCTATAGCAGAAAAATATGGTATTCCTAAAGGTAGTATACGATTTAAATTACCTAAATTATTTCCGCAGGCTATAGAAATAACCCGAGAGCAGTATTTAATAAATACTAATATGAATAAAAAAATTCAGATTAATTTAGTGAAAGAGGTAGATTAATGGCAACTTTGATAGCGGGCGGAAGCCCTCGCGTGGTAACACGAGAAGTAGATTTATCTAATACAGTTTCCCCTGCGGGTACTTCAGTCGGCGCTACAGTCATAGCAGCTCGTCAAGGTCCGGTCAATAGAGCAGTTTTTCTGACTAATTCAGGCGGTTTCAATCAGACTTTCGGAGCTCCAGTATTGCCTCCTAAAGACAAAGACGACGTAGAAAATCAGGGTTTGCCGACTAACAACGAACGCATAAACAACGATCTTAGAGTCGCTGCGAGATACGCTGACGATTCGAACGCGTTGTATGCTATAAGAGCCACAGGCGGCGTTGCTAAGAATCAGATCAATATAGAGACTTTAGCAGGAAGTGGCGCATACGCGAACGTTTCGTTGCATAACGAAGGCGTAGAGAATTTAGTAGTTAATTCTGAAAACGGAAAAGGAACGTTCAGTTCTCCCGAAGCATTCGGAACATATCAGCTTATAGACAATCCTGCTGACGTAGTTTATTCATTAGAAGGAATTTATTCTCTTAGAAACGGCGATCGCAGCATTTTCAATCTCGAACTGAACGGCGTTATATCAGCCGGTTTAGGAAAACCAGGAACGCCAGAAGGCGTAGATTCACAAGGAACGCAAGGTCATGGCGTTGTTTACGCTGCTAACGCAGACAATATATACGATCTTAAAATAGAATTCGTAGACGTTCTTTCAGAGCAAAGCACTTCAGCTTATGCCGCAGCTTCTATGGCTGCTCCGGTTGCGACAGCTATTTTCAAAATTGGCAAGAATCGAGGAGCTAAAATAAAGCAGCAAGACGGTCAGTTAGAAGGCACTGATAAGTTCAATAAGAGCGAAGAAATCGCTGTTAATTTAGGCGATAACGACGGTTCTAACAAATACAAGAAAAACGATATAGTTTTGAAAGTCGGAACTGAATGGGTTAAATATTCTCCTAAGAAATTGCCTAATGGCGATTACGATTACTACGATGATCTGAAAGGCGGAAAATATCTTCAGTATTTCATCGATAGAGAAGTTATCGGTTGGAAAGAAGACGAAAATGAGCCTAAAATAAAATACATAGCGAACAAAGAAAAAACTGCTGCTTTCAATTTCTACGACGATAGCGAATTGATCGAAGGAATGGATATTAAGTCTATCGGAAGAGCGATATTCAATAAACGCGAAGTCGCTGCTATTTCTTATACTAATGTAGACGTTAATGATTCTAAAATAAAAGAAATGTTCGAAGATGCTACGATGGACTTAGTCGAAAAAGCATTATTCGATGAAAAAGGAAATCCGGTTAATTATGGCAATTGGATAGAAGGCGGAGCTTCTGCGGAATTCTCTGACAAAGTAGTTCAAGCCGCGTTTTATACCGGTGAAGTAGACAGCACAGAAACCCCACTTTTCATAGGAAACGCGAACGGTCTAAGATTGTTCAATCTTCCTGTATTCAAGAATTCTTTAAGCTCTGTAGTCGAATCAGAAATAACATCGAGAAGGGTATTCAAGCAGATCGGCGCTCAAAGGCTTAACGACTGGTATTCTTCGCATAGCCCAGAAGCCGGAACAAGATTAGGCTTAAATTCAGACGCGAAATTCCCTGCTTATAACACAGCAGATGTTATCGCGATAGACGCTAGAGGCTTTACGCCGACTAATACGAACGGCGAACCTGGATTGATCGACGTAGAAGATCAAGCAGGCGACAACTGGCTTTCAGATTTAAACATAGTTTCTACAGGTCCTGGAGAAGGCGGAAACAATGTAGGCGTATTCATAGTAAGGAATCCTATAACTAACGAGAACATCGACATGTTCATCGATCAGACTACAGGAAGACTGAAACCTTACGCATTGCGCGACAACAATATTCCAGAAGATTTCTACGGATTCGATTGGTTCGGAAGATACGACGCAGAGCCGACGCAGTTCAATATAGAAACAGGAAAATGGGAATTGAATCCTTATGCTATATGGCATAAGCTTTACAAAGTCATAGTTTATAGAAAAGGAAACAGAGATCCTGAATCGTTCTGGAATTTCAGAGCGAATACAGCCGATATCGGTTATCTAGAGCATTTAGACGGTTCTGTAAGCTTCTATCCAGACATAAACGCTTACTTAAGCCGTCTCGACATCAATCGCGCGGAAATGTTCATGGTGTCTAACGACGCTGTTCAAGACGAGAACATGACTAATTACAATATCATGGCTCAAGTCAACGGTTATAGCGATTTGATATACGTTCCTAACGGCGGTCATCAGGTTCTTCCTCCGCAGTCTGTAAGAGTTTTAGGATTAAGCAACGGAAAGAAAGTTCCTCCTCCTACATATTCTCACAAAACTGCTGCATTGACTTTATTGAATTCTCAAGAAAAGATAAAATTCAATATTCTTCTATGCGCGCCGCTTTACAATTCTATAGCTCAAGACGCTTCTTGCTTGAATTACATAAGAGCTTGCGGAAATCTCGCTCCTTCTACCAACAGGCAAGACATTATAACTGTGGTACAAGCTAGCGGTATGCTAGACAATACCCCAGAAAAGATAATACAGAGCGGAAACATAATAAATTCGTTCGACAATCCGTCTTACGTCGCATTGTACGTAGGTTTCGATAAGATAGTCGATCCTAATCTGAACGCTTTCGCGTTTATGCCTAGAGCATACGCTGGCGCGATGCTTATGGCTCGCGTAGACAATATAGCAAGGACATGGGATGCTCCTGCGGGCATAAACAGAGGCGGTATAGGCTATTCTTTAGCTCCGTTCCCGATGCTTACTAGCGATCAGTACAACGCGATTTACGACAATAACTTAAATGCCGCTTTGAAGAGAGATCCTTACGGTATAGTAATGTGGGGTCAGAGAACAGCGCAGCTTAAGAAATCAGTATTAGACGCTATAAACGTAAGAAGACTGCTTTTATACGTGAAGAATACTATAAAAGTTTCATTGCTTCCTTTCTTATGGGAAAAGAACACTGATTCGACTAGAATGAGAGTAACAGCGATGCTTTCTGACTTCTTAGCTACGGTGTACAACGGCGGCGGATTGTATCAGCAAGCTCAAGTGATCTGCGACGAATCTAATAATCCGCCGGCAGTCATCGCTAACAAGCAGTTGAACGTCGCGATAGTATTAATGCCGACAATCGCAATCGAATACATCGAATTCACTACTATCGTATTGAATGTCGGAATGGACGCAGGCGGAATGGCGGTTTCAGAGGCTTTAGCATAAACGGAGAAATATAGATGCCACAAAAATCGTTTAATATAACGCAAGTAAACGGATTAAAAGACATACAGAGGCTATGGCAGTTCTGGGTTCAAGTGCCTACCATAGGTTCTGCGGTTCCGGCAGCTGTCAATCAGTTTCTAAGCAACGATACAGGTTTGATGTCTTATCTGAAGCAGGTAGCGTTTCCCGGTAAACAAATTTCTAATTCGCTGCTAGTCAACTTTGGTGGTATGCAGAAGAAATATTCTGGAAAACCTACTTGGGGCGGAACTTTTTCTACTGTTTTAGCAATGCATTCTGACGATATTACCATTAAACAGATTACTGACTGGCAAGAAGCTATGGTTTCTACGAAGCAAACGAATACGACTAATTCTACGTTCGCTGCTTCAGATACTATAAGAAATCTCGAATCAGACTGGCTTGTATTGAAATTAGACGCGACAGGATCGTATAACGATAATACGACTTGCGTTAAGATTTATAATGTTTGGCCGTCAGCCGTAGCAGACGTACAATTCGATATGAATTCAGAAACCGCCGGCGAGGTTAGCGTAACTTGGTCATACGATTACGCCGACATTAATCAATTGAAATATCTGAAATAATAATGAATGCAGAAAACTTTCAATATTACTGCTATAAATCAGCTCAAAGATCCGCAGAAATCGTGGCAATTTTGGGTTGAATTTATATTCAAAGAACCTTCTCAGGTTCCGCAGTCAGTAAGGAATTTTTTCGCGCCTCCTAGAAACGACAAAGAACCCGGAATAATGCGAGTGCTAAAAAGCGTCGGATTTCCAGGTCGCACAGTAGATTCGATCGAAACTAATTATTTATACTGGAAAAAGAAAATAGCTAATAAAACTTCTTGGACTGGAACTGTAAATACTAAATTTTCGTTAATCAACGGCGCTAACAATAGCACAGAGAATCTTAACGTAATCAATCATGTAAAGCATTGGCAGAACGCGATAATAAGCGACGGCGGA